CAAGAGTTTTGAAACTTATAAATCTCATCTAGACTATCTGGAAATCCTAGACCCCTCATCCAGTTTTGGATTTGCATATAGTTCTCAAGATTTTGATCGATCAAAAATCTTATTCTTAAATCATTAAAATCTAAGATGTCACCAACTCTAGGTATCATCTTGAGATAACTAGGTTGATCTGGAGAACCGAGTGTAAATCCAGGAACATTAATTGCGTTACCGAAAAAACCAACCTTATCAGCTCTTGCTACTGAAAATCTAAATCCAGTAGCCTGTAGAAAGTTTCTATCGGTAACTTGTCCTGCGAATGAGTTTGTCATTTATTATTTGATTATAACAACATAACATCTTATATACTATTTATCAACAACCCTTTATTGTTGATGCTATTTCACTACCGACAGATGAACCTACATCTTGACCCAACATAAGTAACCAACCAGATGCTAAGAATCCAATATAAGGAATATTTGTAACTAATGGTACTATACTAGTGGCGACACTAGCTCCCACCAGAGCACCGCTTGACTCTCCTCCACCTTCCGCCTTGATACACTCTTCCGATCTTACAGGCTTTCCCTCGCCATCTACTCCTGTATGAGTCTCAGATTGAGTACCAGGAACATATTGTCTACTTCTTGTAGTCGTTGATCTACCACCAATACCAAATACTCCGTTAGATTTATCGACATATGTGTCAGAACCTAGAACTGTAGGATCATGTCTCTTATAATCTACACTATAACTTCCATCTGGATTTACTTTTACAGTATAAGATGAATAATCACCTACAGGAGGATAGTCAATCCTTGGAGTTTCTGTCTTAACTACTTTAGGTCCTTCTTTATTGAGTAGATGGCCAACAATACCCAGATGCCCTACTACAATAATAACACCAACTCCTCCTGCAAACCATTTTAGAATTTTCATGGTGTAATTTTAGTGATAATCCTATTTAGAAAAAACCCATAAAAAAAGAGGCCCCTTTTACTTTAGTGTCCATTGGTATCCTCCAGCTGTCTTCCTTCTACCACTACATGCCATACTTATCATACTGACAGACACACCGGCAAAGTCTGCGGCCTCCTGCAGACTGTCAAATACTTCTTCTGTATCCAGGTTTATAACTGACTTGGCAACTGCCTTTGATATCTTCTTTCTAGTCTCTTCCGAACAGGGGATACCATAACTACCACCGTCTCCACCTAGGGTTACATTATACTCTGGTTTGATTTTATCAATCCAATATATCTCTCTTACCCCTCTATCTTCTTTACTACACTCTTCTAATATAATCCAATCAAACGCATCCCTACCATACTTCCTGATGGCGTTACAAAAGGGTAAGTTATTACCACCGTGTAGGGCGTAGTGTATGTGTGTAGATATTCTACTACGTAATTTTTTATATGTTGTCTGACCGATATAGGATTTACCGTTCTCTTTATTTACGGCCTGATAGATAAACGCCACATTATTTTGAGCTTCTTGACTTATTTATATTATAACATAAAAAAAGACCCCTGTAAAGGGGTCTTGATAAACTGATGAAGCCGAAGCTTACATTAAGTTTCTGACTGCAACGCGTCTGTAGTAACGGTTGGAGTTGAGGCGGAGACGGCCAAGACCGACTGTAGTGCCTTCTGCAAATGGGTTTGCAACCATACCATAACGCGTCTTAAAGCCGATTTTGGGCTGGAAGGTATTTTCCCCAACTGCACGAACCATCTGGAGCGGTACATAAGGACAATAGAACAAACCAGCATCATAAGGTGAAGAACCCTTATAACCAACGACATAGTACTGGTTACCACCAGATGCATTAGCAGAGGTGAGGTTAGCAGAATAGGGGTCGATGTAGACACGGAACTTGCCGTTAATTGTACCAGCAAAGGTGTTACCGGTGTCATCAACGTTCAAGTTAGCGTTGAGTGCTGGGGTGTAATCAAGGATACCAGCCATGGTCAGTGCGGAAGCAACGTCTGCGGAACACAGAACCATGTTGCCCTTTCCTCTACGAGTTCTTTGAGCAATCGCGTTAGCGTCTCTCTCGATTTGGAACAGAAGACCTTTGAACTTCTCAACAGACCAACGACCGTTAGAGTCAACGTCAAGGTCGAAAATACCAGCAGTAGCTGTATTGGTGACAGCACCTTGCTCAGCAATTTTGTAGATGGTACGGATAACTTCTCTGTTGATTTCCGCAAGGATTTCAGTAGAGAGGATGTTAGCCAGTTCGGCTTCTGCATTCAGACCATGAATAGCCTTAAGGTCTTGTGCCAGTTCCAAGGAGTACTCAGCCTTGAGTGCTCTAGACTTGGCAGTTACAGTGACTTTCTCAATCGAGAAGGCCATCTGGTTGAACTGATCACCGGTACCAGTGCCGAGATTCTCAGCATCACCAGTCTGCATTCCCTGACCAACATTATATGGTGAGGGGTTCGTGGTTGCAGTACCAACGGGGTTCAGTACAGAAGGGTTAGCACCATTTTGTGCAGTGGTACCAAAACCGACAGGACCATCGGAGAAACCACCTTCTAGGTTGAAACCGTCATCCTGACCAGCGAATGCTGTATTTGCCTCGTCGAACAGAGCTTCTGTACCACTCTGATTCTCGTAACGAGAACGCATTGCGAAGATAAGTCCGGTAGGACCGTTCATTGGTTGAACACCAGCCAAGTCATATGCGACCAGGTTAGGCATTGAACGTCTGATCAAAGAGATCAGTACGGGGTCGAAACCAGCAACAGGACCAGCTGCGGCTGCACTACCACTGAAACCAGCAGGGTTACTACCTGCAGAGTTAGTGGGGGATTCCATCAGGTTAATACCCTGACTGAATGCTTGCTCCTCACGGAGGAATTTCTCTTGGTTTTCGAGCAGGACTGCGGTTACGCTTCTACGGTGTGAATCCTTGATTGGATCAAGGCCTTCATAGTCGAGAAGTGGACTCCACTTTTCCTGCAGATGTTCAGATTGAAACATTTGCTTTACCTAATAGTTAGTTTTGTTTGAATGAATGTTAAATTCAGCTTTTGAATGCACCCAATGTTCTGAGATATGCGTCCATGCTGGAACCAACAGGAGCAGGAGTTGAATCAACTCCTTCAGAAAGGGTTTGGGGAGCTTCAGATTTTGTAGTTGGAGTTCTAGAGAAGTATGACTCCTTCAGAGTTTCCAGCTTTTCACGATATTCTTCTTCACTTTCAAACTCAATACTTTCAGCTAGTGAAGCGAGCTTCTCTTTCTGTGTAGCGGCAAGGCCTTCAGAAACGTTATCAAGAATATTATCAGAAACTGATTCGGCAAGACGCTTGTTCAGGCCGATATTCTTATCGATTTGCTCGTTGAGTTTTGTCTCCATATCATCAAGTTTGTCTACCATGCTCTCAAGAACATCATATTTCTCTTCAGGGATAGTTACATAATGTTCTTCAAATAGACCCTTCATTCCAGAGAGGAAGGATTCTGTCATTTCGGTCTTGAGACCATGTTCGATTGCCAACTCATTCTCTTTCATCCACTCTTCGCAGACGTACTCAAGATAAGAGTCAACTCTTTCAGTAAGAGATTCTTTAAGGGTTTCTCTTTCTTCGTCCAGTTTGACTTCAAACTGAACTTCCAGGGTTTCCTGGATTTCTTTGATTTTTGAGGTTAATGCGGCTTCAAAGATGACCTTAGCCTTTTCTTTGAATTCTTCGGAGAGCTCTTCGCCACCGAGAAGTGCGTTTACATCTTCTTCAATGTCAATGCCTTCGTCTTCAGAAACAATCTCTTCTTCTTCAAGAACTTCTTCTTCTACAGATTCGATTTCTTCTTTAGCCATTTTCTTCATTGCATCAGCTTTAGCAGCTTTTGAATTAACTACATCGTTAACTGTTTTAATCGTAGGCTCTTTGAGCTTTGCAGAATTATCGTCAGCTTTGTAGTTTTCTGGTGTTGGACCGCCAAGATCCTCGTAAGAAGGTGAAAGACCTTCGCCGGGGTTAGAAAGCTTCTGCATTGGTTCAGCAGATTTAGCGTTGGCGTTCACAGCAGTTTTAGATTGCTCCATTTCTTGTAAATCTCCACGAGACATTTGAGGGGGTACTCCGATTAACCTTTTTTAATCTATATTTATTTATAATTTGTTTATTTCAATACCTTTTAAAGATTGTTCAAAAAGTTGTTGAAAAGATCGAGCTTCTGCTCGTCAAGTTGCTTAGTCGTTACAAGCGTGTTAATGTGCTTGTAAGTTTTGGCGGCTTGTTGTTCTCTAAGGATACCACCATCCCAGATCCATTCCTTACCTTCCATGATACCTTCAACGAAAGCATCAGGTGCAGAAGGGTCTGCTACAATATCAGCAGCAGTGGCCAACATAAAGTCGGAACCAACAACGTTGATACCTTCTTTAGTTTGGGTCAGTGATCCGATGCCTCTAGAAGAAACACCCAGTTTGACACCTTCACCAATAAGTGATTGTGCAATCTGACCCATTGGGGTTGAGAGGATCTTGGCCTTACCAATGAAGTTTGTTCCACTTTCTTTGAGTGAAACAATTTTGTGACTGACACGATCCAAGTTAACTGTTGGACCATCGGGATGTCCTAATTCACCAAGGGCTCT